CTTCGTTTTCTTCGATCTCTTCAGCTTCTTCAACAGTTTTGCGGAACATTTCTCTTAATTGAGGTTCAAATGCTTCTTCTAAAGCAGCTTTGGCATTAGCCATGGCGCTAGCTCTTAGTGCTTTTGCATCTGCAATTGCCTCTTTGTACAAATTTTCCATTTGTTAATAAATAATGAGTGTTCTGATTGCTTATTGTAATGTGAAGCAATATGTAGATATAATTCGACTAGCGACCGCATTAGAAAGCGGTGCATATCCAATAAATACGGTGATTTTCACGAAAACGCGTGTTTTTATCTACTCAAGCAGCAAACTCCGCTCTGAGAACAGATCAGGTCTGAAATAAGACGGCTTGCTCTTTCGTACTTGTTTGCATTAGCCAATTCTAAATCGAATGACTCTCTAAGACCGGGTGCGTTTGGTGAGCCAATAGGCTTCATGTAAGCTCCGTAAGTTGATGGGGTAGATACAAAGTCCCAACAAATAAGATCCAAGTCATCTTCTACTTGAACCAAACCTTCGCCGATTGGAATAACAGATCCTAGTGCTCTTGAAGAGATACCGACCGTAATGTTATTAGCAAAAAGTTGGGTAAGAATATTTCCTGATGGTGTAGGTAAGATTTCTATTTGACCGTAAAGATCTTTGTCTTGCCACCAAAGTTTAACGATGTTGTGGCTAACGTTCTTTAAATTGATAATCGTAGATTCAGGGTGATCTAATTCTCCCAAAGCTCTATTTTCTCTGATTGGTCCGTTGATATACTTTTCTACTTGCGTATAAAGTACTTCGTAAGGGTATATTCTTTTGTTGGCATTTGGCTTATCACATGCTTGCACTTGTCCGCTAACTATTAAGTTACCGTTGGTGTGTCTTTTACTCTCGTTCAATGAAACTGTAGGAGTAAAGTAAGCAGTCTCTATAAGTAATTGTTTTGCCATTATTGTGAGTTGATAACATTGGATTTTGTAAATTTAACTCCAGCTTTTGCCAAATCTTTTTCGAATCCTTGAGCCTCTGTATCAGATTTAAATATAATTTCTCCGCCAGCTTTATATTTTTTAGCTTCGTCCACGTCTTTTTTCTTTTTATCCAGACCCAAAGCTTTTCTTAGTTTTTCAACCAATCCAAGTGTTTTCTTTTGGCGATCTGCGTCTATCTTAGAAGGGAAATCTACAACTCCTGCGAATGTTTTTTCTCCTCTTTCTTCCCAATCTGACCATGCTTTGTCTCTTGATGCTTTATCGTCAGCTTGAGATTTTACGTTTACCAACTCTTTGGCCTTGTCGATTACGTTAACTTGTCTATTGATAATTAAAGGCTCTTCTCCTTCTCTTTGTATTTCTAATTCTAAAGTACCACCGAAAATATCTTTTACAATACCGGTATGGCTCTTAAATTGTTTAACGTCCTCTTCAGGTAATGGAACCTCTTGGCCCATACCGTAAGTTGGATGCATATCCTCGGTTAACTCAACTTTTTTTTTAGAAAGAAGTTGTTTTAGAATGCTTAAAGACTCTTGTAAACCGCTTCCAATTTTTCCTTTAATATAATTAAAAGTCTTTTTTGATTCTGGATCGTTAACTATTGGTGATTTAGTTTTTGTTTCACCGGAAATGCTAAATTCACCAGATTCTTTATTGTAAGTGGCTGTAGCTTTTTTAATATCTGCGAGTTTTTGACCGTTTTGTAATGGTTCGTCTGCTAAATGGAAAAAAATACTTACTTTATCTTCTTGAACGTCTACTACGTACATACCTGCAATTTCAAGCTTGCCGTCTTTAATATCGTCGTAAAAAGTAGTTTGTAAATCTTCGTTAAGCGCAGACTCTTTCATCATCTTAACTCCTTTTGGATTACCTCTCTTATTCTCTTTCTTAGAAGCCTTTGTATTTGATTTAGCATCGTGAAAGCCTTTAACTTTCTTCATGCCATTGTGCTTGTCTGTAAAGTTATCGCCTTTAACAGGAGTCATACCCAATTTGGCGTCTGCTTTTTCTATCTTTGCTGAATTTGAAATTTGCAAATCATCGTAAGCAGTAGGATCTTTAGCTAACTTTTTGGTAGCCGTTGCAACCGCTTTAGCGTAAGCAAGGTTGGTAATTTCTCCACCCTTTAATAATTCTGCTTCAACTCCTTTCTTTAAAAAATAAGGATGGATATTATCTGCAGCAGTAGCTTCTTTAACGATACCTTTGTTTTTAAGGATCTTAATAGAATCATCATAAGAAGTCATATTAGTAATAAAAGGTAACATTTGGTCCCTTCTAACTTCGTACAAGAATTTCTCCTTGCTAATTTCTCCTGCTCTGTGCTTTTTGAATAGTATTGCTGTTGTCATGCTTATAAATATTATGATCTGCCTTGTCCGCGATATGCTTTTGGTCTTGGACTGTTTTTGTTATAACTTTTTTTACCACCAGGCTGCCCTGATTTTCTTTTACCAAACGTTAGCTTCTCGCTGTTTGACGTCTTTAATTTTGCCATGTTACTTTAAACTTTTAACCTTTTTGTAAATTTCAGCTAGTTGCTTTTCTAGCTTATTCACAACCTTACCGGTTCTTGGTGAGTATTCCTCTTCTAATTCCATTCTCATATTGGTAGAGTACTCCATTAACCTGTTTATTTCGTGTAACTTTTTATTTATTGATTTTAATGCCTCGTGTAAAGCGTCTTTGTTAGGTCTTGTTGCAGCTTCTCTTTTAAACTTGTTGTAAGTCAATGCTTCGTTTAAGTCTTCGCTGCCGTATAGATGGCTATCACTAAAATTGTCGCCTATTACTTCAATATCTTGAGTTCCAAAGTCCATCATCATATCGTAGGCCAAATCTTCGTCAGCTGTGTAGTATGTATCTGATCCGTTTAACTCTACACCTCTGTAACTTGGATTGTCTCTAAGTACATCTAAAGCTCTTTTTGCGTCCCTAACAGAAACTTTAACGTAGTATTTTTTCTCTTCGTCTTCTGTTTGCATTTCTTGATCAGGTTCTGCTTGCTTTTTGATATATCTTTTAGAAACGTCGTCAAAGTTCCAATCCTCCTCGTTAAATTCTTGATAGCTTCTTGCTTGTTGATATTCCATTGGAGAAAGAGAATCCTTATCCAAATCTACTGGCTGTAAAACGCCCTCTTCCATATCTTCAAACATCTGCTTGTATTGGAATCCGCCTTTAGATGGGCGATTAGGAATAGATGGCGCTGATTTCCAACCCCATTTTTTCTGAGGATATATTGTTGCTTTACCTGCAGCTAGTTTAGGTTCTACGTCTTTTATCTCGTTTTTCTTTTTGAAAGCTTTCTTAGTAGCGTACTGCATACCGTCTCCAGCTTTGAAAGTAGCAGCGGTATCTGCAGGAGCATTTCCTCCAGTTACGCTATCTTCGTTTCTTAGTCTTTGAGTGGCAAGTTGATTATTGAAAGGTTTCTTCATTATTTAGAGACTCTTTTTAACTCGTCGATTAATTCGTAATATTGTAATAATCCGGTAATTGTTTCGTCTTTAATGGCGATACCTTCTTTCAATGGTTTTATGAATTTTATAACCTCTTGAGTTTTAATCTTGGTAACTTTGTCTTGTACCTTTTCAGTTTGCTCTATAAGTTCCTTTTTGATTTCTTTTAACTTTGCGTTTAAGAACTTTCTTAAATTAGCAGAGTCTGAAATGCTTGCAACGTATTCTTTTAAAACGCCTTTTTGTCTTTCCGAAAGGCCTTGGTATTTTTTATTGAATTTTTCAACCAATAATTTATAGGTTAAAATCCTGATCTCTTTGTCTTCGTTCATTAACTCTTCAACCATTGATTGAGGAGCTTGCATGTCCTTGATAGAATCTTGAGTGATGTGCTCTAATAGATTGATCTTGTTTAAAACGATCTGCTTTGTGTCAGAGTTTGGACTGCTTTGAGATTCGAATATTGTATAAACAGAAGCATAAGGTTTGTAATTCTCTATCTTAGCTTTAAAAAAGTCTTCTAGGTTATAGGTTTTCTTAATTTCTTTGATTAGGTTGTACTTTGCTTTGCTGAGTGTGTCTGGGCTTAATTTCTTATATTGTTCTAAAATGGTAGATATAAGAATCTCCGCCTTAGCTTCTGAAAGTTTTGGGCTCGTTACGAATGCACTGTAAAGACTATACTCTTTTCCCAATTCTGTATTGGTAAAGTGCTTTTTAAGTATTTTGACAGCTTTAGAGTCCTGATTGTTCAAAAGGTCTGAAGTTGTCTGTCTTACTAAAAGTTCAAATAAAATACCGGTGTTACGATATTTCGAATGTTTAATTGCCATAGCTATTTTGATCGGCTTGCTAATAAATATCTAAATATTCTAATCTAGATTGTCAATAATGTTGTCTTCGCTCAATAGGTCAGATTGTTCAAAAAGTTGAGTTTTTCTAGCGTTTTCCTTTTGGAACATCTTTTCTATTGAATTTTTGTTCTGAAAATAGATTGCTTTAGTGCTTTCCATGTTCAAAGCGCCTCCTTTAAAACTAACTCCAGTCTTATCTTCCTTGGTTTCTGCATTTTGAGTATTCATATCGTAAACTCCGCTTCTGCCAAATGGAGATTCGTCAGTTCCGTATATAGATTTGTACTTTTGAGGTCTTCCAGGAACTTTCATAGGCTCTTTAGGATCTGTCTCGTCGTAGCCTCTAGGAACTTCTAGATCTCCATCCCCTTTGCCACCATAAAGACTTGCAATCTGATGCGGAGTACCAAATGCTTGGCCTGTTTCAGCTGGATCGTTACCTTCCTCGGCGATTTGTTTGTATCTAAATTTACGCTTTTGATCTTCAACAATAAGGTCATCAAGCTCATTAAATTCGTCCTCAGAGATATTAAATACGTTCTTCCAGATGTAATCTCTTGGTAAAGAAGAGTTTTCCATTGCTTGGTTTGCAAGGTCAATCTTCTCTTTCATCATAGCAATTCTCTCTTGCTCGTATATAATAGAAGGATTCGTCAAGTGAATATCGAAGTTGGTTATCGACTCATTTGTGTAGCCATGAGCGTACAAGTGAACCAACGCAACTTTCTTTAATTCAGACGTTATAATTCTTTGGATTCTTTCAATTGTTCTAGCAAAACGAATATCTTCAGCAGCTAGAGTTGCTTTACCAGTTAAGTCCTTTTCGTATCCCATGAATGCTTTAGGAATCTTTAACGCAGCAAATAATTTCTCTCTAAAGTATTGAACGTCTTCGATAGCGTTGTACTCAAGGCCTTTTGCAGTATCAATTCTAGTAGATTGATCGTTACCTCTAACTGGAATAAAGAAGTCTTCCAATAAGTTTTGTTGGTTGAACTTCATGTTGTATTGCCCAGTTTGAGCGTCGATAAGAGAAGTCTTCTTCATCTTGCCGATCATACGTTGAATGTAGTTCTCAACCTCGTTTGGTGGGATGGCTCCCACGTTAACGTAAAACGTTCTTCTTTCTGGGGCACGAGTAATTCTATGAATCAACATCGCGTCTTCGATCAAAGTGTATTGTTTGAATAGTTTTCTAGCAGGTTCTAAGTAAGATCTACCGTAAGGTAAATAGTTAACGTCGCCTAAGAATCTAAAGTGAGCCATTTCGTACAAATCAAACCAAATTCCTGGATCTTGATTGTTGTAAGCCGAAGTGTATCCTGTAGTAGAACTTATAGCTGCGTTAGGATCGAATTTGAATCTTACCTCGTTTGGATTTTTAGGATTAAAACCTTCCTGTCTAACGATATTGTAAGCAGAGAATGGAATTACGTTGTAAACTCCGTACTTTTCTGCGATCTCTAATTTTAAATAGAAATCACCGTACTTACACATGTTTCTAATCCAAGACCATAGATTAAATTCTATGTTCATTACAGAGTAGAACAGGTTTTCTAATAGGTTTTGAATGTTTTCGTCCGCAGAAGTAATGTGTAGTACTTGACCTTGGTCGTTCTTTAAAGTACACTCGTCTGCAATAATATCTAACGCAGAAGCAATGATAGCATCTGTATCCATTGCATCATAATCAGCGTATATTTGTACACGAGCTGATTGATAGTTTTGTGCTAGATTTAAGTTAACACCGTAAGCCGTAGAGGTGGTGTATACTTTGTGGAATCTATCAATTAACGAGTTAGTTTGAATCACACCAGAAGTCTGAATGTGTTCGGTATCTATTACTTGTAAATTCTTACCGCCAGAATCTCTGATAATGACATCAGTCGAGAAGAGTCTTCTTAGCGCCGAAAATAAATTGTCTTGTTTGTTGTCTGCCATATTATATTATTATAAAAGCCAAGTTAAATCCTGTTGTTCTTTTCCCATCGGCGTTGCAATCTCTTGCTGCCATGGATTTTGACCGTAATTAGTATAAGATTGATACATTGGGCTATCGTCTCCTACTTTTGTATACGCATTTAAAGTAGCGTGAGTTAAGCTTTCTGCAGTCCTTCTAAATCTCAAAGAAGTCTCTCTCAAATACATAGCGATCGCGAAAGCCATTACCAAGTCATCGTTGTACCCTGACATGGCCTGTTGCTTACCGTTCTTCCATATAAATACGCGAAGCTCCTCTAATAATCTAATCGATCTTATAACTACCGTTTTTGTTTCGATAAAATCTCTCATCTTTTCTAGTACAGAAGGTCTAACCTTTGTACTCATGGTAAAACCAGGCACCAATGTTGAATTTCCGTAGTGCACTTGCAAGTAGCTGTTTAGGTCTCCATTGCTATCCGATCTGTGACTAAAGTGAATATTTGAATAACCACTCTCTACCACGCCTTGAACTACGTCCCAACCTATATTTGCGTTTTCAATTACCAATAAAGCTTGGTTGTATCTGGTTGCTATTGCTATCAACTCGTTGGCAAACACCCTGGTATCTGTCTGGGCTTTAAATTCAGCTACTTGTGTCAATGTCTCTGTATCTATAACGTGATAAGCAGAGTAGTCCATTGAGTCTCCCCTCGCTACGTCGGCTACTACCATATAGTACGTGGTGGGTTTAGGGTATTCCCAAATCCAAAGTGCTTTTTCCTGACCTTCTCTATTGATTGGCTCGGATATCATATTGGCCTCGTACCAAGTTAAAATTTCTGGAGGAATTACAGTGTTACCTGAAGTAGCAAAGTCACAATCACACTCTTGAGCAGCCATTCTAATTCCCAAGTCCATGTCTTGCTTGTCTCTCCAGTCTTGTGCTCTTTCGGGGTGGACATTCCAAGGTAATGAGATGGGTAAAAAGCTATTCTTTTGTAATTGCGCTTCTGTGTAAGATTTATGGAACCAGTTACCAACACCGTTAGGAGTAGATAACGCTATACATCCACCTCCAGTTGCCAAGGTCATCTTAGCAGCGGTGTAGATTGTTTCAATATTATCGATAAACGCGGCCTCATCAATTACCAGTAAAGATACGGCTTCCGAACGACCTGCGTCACCTGCTGCCGATACAGCTTTGATTTGAGAACCGTTTGTTAGTCTTAAACTTAATGCGTTGTTAGAAGTTGCAGCCGCTCCGATCTTCATCCAGTTTGGAAGGTTGTCGTAAGCGAATCTAACTTTTGTAACCATGTTCTTGGCTGTGTCTTGCTTGGTTGCAATTACAAGAACGTTCTTATCTTTTGAAAATATCATCAACCACAAAGAGTAAGCAGACACTAGAGTAGAGATACCCAACTGTCTTGACTTATTAATTATGGATTCGGGGTGTTTTTGAAATAGAGTCAACACTTTCTCTTGAAACGGATAAAGATCGAACAGCATTCTACCTCTTTGTGGGTGCTGGATCATGTAGTACTTCTTCATGAAATACACCGGATCTTTGGCGCAAGTTATAAACTCGTGCTTAATTCTTTCTTTTATATCGATCTGACTTTCTGCCATTATTTATGCGTTACTGCAAGGCCTAAAATCAAGAAACCCATTCCAAATTTAGTAAGCTTATTGATTTTATTTTTTCTATCCAATTTTTTAATATCGCCTTTCAAGCCTTCAACAATAATTTTATAGTTATCTTGTTGTTGAACTTGCTTTTGTATAATTGATTCGTAGTTGCCTTCTTTAGTTCTTAAGGTTACAATTACTTTATCTTTGCCATTTACAGTAGATTCTAAATTTGTAATTAAACTGTCTTGGTTTAAAACAATATTTTTAGTTCTATCGAAATCAATCAAATCAACTACCACTGCTTTTGAAACTGGCACGGGTAATATAGTTGTGTCCTTTGTTTCTACTTTGTATTGCTCTGCGTATCTAACAACAAAGAAGCTGTCTATCTCGTGAGGTCTCATTTTAGCCGCGGCCTCTAATTCAGACTTGTCTTCTTTTAAAGCTTTGATATTATCTTTTAAAATGTTGGATTTAACGATTAACACTTGGTTCTTGTACTCCTCGTCAATGATAGCGGTTTCTAAGCTATCGTTTTGGTCGTGTAAAGAATCGATTTGAACGGCCAAAGAATCTATGGTGTTCTCGTAAGACTCTGTTTTGAATCTAACTTCACCGAATTCTTTAAAAATTAACCAAACACCGACCAATAAAAATAAGACGATAACGCCTTTAATTGCTACTTTCATAGTTTTTTAGTTTTCTAATAAATATGCCACTAAGCCTCTTCTGCCACAGAGTCGTAGATGCGCTTTTTACTAATTAATAAAAATTGAGAATGGGACATTCTAAGTCCATTTATGTAATACTCCTCTTTGCCGTCAGCATAAATCATTGCAGGGCCTTTCAAATTGTGAGGTTTTCTGTTCTGTCCTGGATCTTGGATGTAATGGATTTTTATGCCATCAACCGTATTCATGACACCGTACGTAATCTTTTTCATATAACCAATTTAATAAATTTTCTTGATACTTTTTAACTAAAGTCTATGGTGGGTCTATATTACGACTTCATTATTAAAGCATTCTAAACGCCAACCTCTTATTTTTTGGATTGTATATTGATAATGAGGATTCAAATTCAAATTCAGATGAAGAGAAACTCTTTAGATTAAATCTAGCAGTGTTCTGTTTAACATTCATTGTTAAGTAAAGTTGTTTAACTTCTGATTTGCTCATTATATCCGTTAGGGCTTTTTTATAGACTTTACTAGCGTTTAGAGAAGCCGCTACGTAATTAACCAATGGAGAAGTAATTACTCCATAATAAGCTTTAGGAGATATATCTCTCCATCTTATAGGAAAACCAGGCGCTTTTTTAATAGATGCAAAGAAAGGCGCAAATTTCTTTTTTATAATGGCATCTTTTTGTTCGTCGGTAGTTGCAGATTTTAGTAATTTATTAACGTAATCGTTTATAGATTGGGCGTCAATATTTTGAACAGGTACTTTTATAATTTGAGAGAGTTTATCCATTCCGTCTAATTTTAATGCTTTTGCAATACTTAGAGGACCTTGAACTCCATCTTCTCTTATAATAGTTGTAAGTAATTTATATAACGATTTTTGTCCTGGTGTGGTTAATTGCTCGGGCTTAATATTTTTTACGGTGTCTGTTATAGTTGCAGCTCCGCCTTTGTTGTATTTTGCAGATACATTAAATCCGTCTAATTGAAAATCGGCTAATGGATTCGCCTCAGCCGCTGGAAATACAATTCCAGATCCAGCGTTAACTACACTTTTTAATAATGCAATTGCTCCTAAACATTCTCCAAAATCTGATCCAATCATTCCAACATCTTGCGGACTAACCTTCGTAAGAGCTTTTCTAGTTCTTTCGCTTAACGGTATTTGTTGATCGAATTTAGTAATTTCAGCGGTGTCTGCAAATTTACCTTTAGCTGCACCTTTTAATACGTCATCAACTAAACTATCTAATAGTTCTTTAAGCGATTTATCATTAGTAACATTAGGTACATTTTTTTTAATCGTGTTAGCTAATGACAATGCATTTTTAAATTTACCAGTAGTAAGCCCCAATTTAACTGGAGTTAATGCTTTTGTTTTTGTAGAAGCTCCTTCTTTTACTGTGCTTACTATAAAAACTGTTTCTCCTTTTTTATAGCCTTGTACAGGTTTAGTTAGTTGTACTTTATAAGTAGGATAAGTGCCTGATTTAGATTCGCCTTGGTTTTTTTGAAATTCTTGTACTTTAAAAGCATCTTTAGGCAATAATTTACCTAGCGCTTTTTCAATTAAAGCTTGAACATTCTTTGAAGTTTCAAAATTAGTTCTTAATACTTGTCCTCTACTGCCTTTATTCTCTATTGATACTTTATATTTAGCATCTGAAAGTGCTTTTTGAATTGCCTTGAACAAATCAGGAGTTACAGCTTCTTTAAGCAAAGCTCTTAGTATGATTGATTCTGTTAGTGGTTCATTGTCAGAGTCCTCTTCTTCTGCCGCTGGTGTAGTTTCAACTCCAGTTTGATCTCCGCCTCCGTTGTTATTTCCACCGCTTAAACTGCCGTCGTCTTCGCCTTCTGGTCTTGTTCCCTCTTCAGCGCCTTCAGGACCTTTTGTTTTTAATGGACTGCCTTGTTGTAGTAATCTACTAATGCCTTTCATTGCTCTTTCCTTTTCGCCTATAGAAGATAGATAATGTCTTTTACCTGATATGATAGCTTCGTATATACCGTCGCCCATGTAAGATAAATAAAAGAATTGACTGTTGTGTAAAACAATTTTAAAAGTAGTTGGCTTAGGGGACTGGATGAATATTGCAGTAATATATTCTTTGAAAGCCGGAGTCATCAATTCTGCTAATAATTCGTTCAACGTATGGTACTTCTTTAGAATAAAACCCATAGGATCTTTATCGAAAGAAGAGTCAGGTTTGTCTTCTTTTTCGTTAGCTCTGTCGTCAGCTTTTTCTTCAGCGTCGTTTTTTTCTACTTCTTTTTCATCAGTTTCTTTCTCGTCGCCTTCAGCTTCTAAAAGAATCGCTTTTAATATGTCTAAGTCTTTATTCATTATGATAACAGTGTGTGATATTCTTTGAAATGTTTTATTCTATCAGGCAATCCTATAGTTCCGCCATTTACTCTCTTTGTAATAGAAGTAACTACTGCATCAGTAGCACCGCCATCAGCCATTATGTGTAATTTATTCTTATTGAAAAACCATGCAGCGGATAACAAAGCATATTTGTCAGCAACCAATGTTGGGTTAGCGGCAATGTCTTCGTTGATTGATTTTCCGAAAGCTGTGTAGTTGTCTTTACCGGTTAATTGGATGTAACCGCGACCACAATATTTAGCGCCATCTCCAGTTGATTCTGCGCCGTTACCCATTCTACCGCCGTAAACCTTATTAGCAATCTTCTCAGGTTTTCTTTCATAAGCTTTAGCTGATTCTAATGTTGGAAAGTACTTCTTAAAAATACCATTCAAACCTTTGGCCGAATAGTTTAAGTTTTCTTTTGTCAATCTAAATCCACCAGATTCGTGACCGCATTGAGCTAAAAAATGAGCCAATCTCAATGGAGTGTTGATTTGGAATTTCTCCATTACTCCAGGAATCTGTTCAATTACTTTATCTGGTATGTGTCCTTTTAATTTATCTAGATTCATGGTTATAATTATTTCTTTTTCGCTTCTAAATTACCGCTTGCCATTTGCATTGGTCCTTGAGCGCCTCTAAAAGGTCCAGCTGCTTGACCATTTTTAGTGTATCCAAATTTATCTGTACCTTTTGCTTCGTATACTTCTTGATCAGGAGTTTCATTTCCTTCTCCAGCTTCGTATTCGTAGTATCCGTCGTTTGCTTGACTAATATAATTGTCAGCGTTTGTAATATGATCTTGAACCCAAGCTGGAATATCAATCTCTTCGTCACCCATTTTATTCATTAGTTGACTAGCGTTGCTTACTATATTTTGTAAACTGGCTTTTGCCATTGAAACTTCGTGATCCATTCCTTCAGAATATCCGTCTTGATCGTTTTTAACTGGTCCACCAATAAGAGCTGCTTCCAAAGAAGCAG